CCCCTCTGGCGAAGACGTAGGTTCTATAGAAGCCTTACCCGATAGCTACAGCCACAAGATAGGTGACTTCTTTGCAGGTCTTATGGGCGGGGATCAACCTACCCGAAATCGTAGAACACAAACCATTAGTGGTCTGACGGATTGGTCAACAGAAAAACCACAAGAATTAAACACTGGAGGAATGGTAGGCATGATGACACCTACGCTAGAAGTAATCGTAGGACATGACGAGGAATCAGGTAATCCTATCCCCGCAGGTTCTACAGATAAAGAAGTACGTGACGATGTTGAAGCATTACTAAGCGAAGGTGAGTATGTCTTACCTGCTGATGTAGTTCGCTGGCATGGTCTAAAGCATATCCAAGAAATGCGGGACGAGGCTAAATGTGGCCTGATGTGCATGTCTATGGATGGTCAGATCAAGACACCTGAGAGTGACGAAGCCTACGAAGAGCCTTCAGATGATGAAGACGTAGAAGTTACTGAAGAAGGTAATGAAATTGAGATTGTTGATAACACTGACGAGAAGAAGATCAAGGCTGCTGATGGTGGTCTGATCGAAGGCTCCACCGAAGAGGGTGACTCTGAAGAACCAGCTTCATTGGGGTATCTAGTACGTCGATTAGTACGAGGCCCAAGTGGTCGTATGGAAGTGCGATACTTTGATCCTGAAACAGGTATGTACGTAGATGACCCTACAGGATACGAAGTTCTAGACCAGAGTGCTTATAATTCTTTGAACGGAGCAGGTATGACGGTCAGTGGGGACGATTCAGGTGATGATACTGCTGCTGAAGAGGTCATTGATGAAGCTGGGTCTACTTCTGGAGGTGGTGGGGACAGAGACAGTGAAGCGTTTGAAGCCCCGACCCAAGTAGAACGTAATATGGCTACTGACTACGGGTTTGAAGACCCTAACAAGTTAGTGACTATGGGTGCAGGCTTATTAGGTGGCCCCCTTATGGGTGGTGCCGTTAGGTTCGGCCAAAGTTATAACAATGCTGAAGCAGTCGATGCCGCCAGAGAAGATTTAGGCATGGAAGGCCTAAGTTGGTGGGATAAAGTTAAAGGGGGCTTCTCAGGTAAGTATAATAATGGTGCAATAGGTAGGGATGCCATAGGTGAGAAAGACTACACCGCAGGTTTTGGTGGCCGTGTATACGAAGACGAACACGGTAATATGATAACTACCCTCACCCCAAATGAGTGGAAGAAGCGCACAGAAGCACAGGATATTGATATAAGCACATTGCCCAGCGCCTTTGATAATGATGATGAGGTAAGTGAGGGCATTATGTCCAGCCCAGAGCCTACCTTGGTAGAGGATACTGTCCTAGAGGAAGATGATGCTTACGTGAACACCACCCCTGAATACGAAGAAACATGGGAGGATGAGGTGGAAATGGACTCGGACTTCAGTTGGTGGGATGATGCCGATACAGATGACGTAGTAGTTAGTGCAGCACCACATGCAGAAATATCAGGTGGGAATACTATAACTCAAGTAGACCCCGTAAACGAATATTATGCTGACCTGTATGGTGAAGAAGGCCGCAGCACTCAGGGCTTACTGTCCCCTGTTATAGATACCTCTGATGAGTTTTATGAAGACCAAATTGTGCGGGAAGCTATCTTCCAAAGGGACGTTCTAGAAAATGACCTGCCTCCTGCACCATCTAATGACAGCGATAACTCTTCCAGTAGTAGTAATAATTCCTCGTCATCCAAGGATAGAGATAACAATTCATCATCATCATCCAGTAGTGGGGGTGGTTGGACTCAGAAGACTAAGCAAGAGGTCGATGACAGCCTCGATTATGCAGAAAATAAATATGGCTTCCTCGCTACAGGTGGACGCTAACTAATTTGCGATGGCTACTCGCAAAACCACTAGTGAGGGACATATTTAGTCCCCTCTAGTCTACTTTTGTGGCCCCATAGGAGAAATTATGGCTAAGTATGGACGTTCTCACGAAGAGGACGATATTATTGACGAAGTTATTACAGAAGAAGCGCCTATCCAAGACCCTGAAGAGGCTTCATTTAAGAAGCGTTACGGTGATCTACGTAGGCATATGCAAGAGCAAATGAACCTTAAAGATAAAGAAATTCATCAAGTTAAGGATCAATTAAACCAAGCAGCACGAAAACAGATCAAATTCCCTAAGTCAGAGAGTGAGGTTAAGAACTGGATTGAGAAATATCCTGACGTAGCTGCCATTGTTGATACGATTGCTCAGAGGCGTTCCCTAGAAGCCCTAGCAATGGGTGAAAAGAAGATGGAACGCCTACAAGGTCTGGAGAAGAAGCTAGACAAAGACAAGGCAGAGGTAGAGTTGAAGAAATTCCACCCCGACTTTGATGAATTACGAGCTGATAAACATTTCCATCAGTGGGTAGCTGCACAACCTAAGTGGGTGCAGGATGCTCTATATGAAAATGAGACTGATGCTCGTTCTGCTGCCCGTGCTATTGACTTGTATAAGTCAGACACAGGTAAAAAGAAAAAAGGCAGTGCCAATAAAGGTGCAGCCCAAGCTGTCGGTACTAGTAAGGGCCATGCCCCAGCTAATACAGGCAAAGCAGCCTTTAGTGAAAGCCAGATAGAGAGTATGAGTGCCGATGAATACGATAAGAATGAGGACGCAATCCTTAATTCTATGAAAAATGGCACTTTTAACTACGATATTACTGGTGCAGCACGATAAGGGGTTGTAATTACACTAGTAATAGTGTTATAATAATATGGAGTAATGATATAACTCGTTGCTCTATATTCCTTCCAAGAGCCGTTCCTTATTTCACGGAACCTACCTCCCAAAAAACCGAAGAAGAACAATAACACATCTGAGATTACCTGTTATCATTTGGCCCGTAGAGTTTTGCGATACCCAAAAAGATGCAGCCCTTAGTAAGTTTGATACTTCTATTCTTGCTTTATAAAAACACTAACTAATACGTTTTTAAAGCAATTTATTTATATATTTATAGGAGAATGCAAAATGGCATTTCAATCTGCGTCTGGGCATAGTAACCTACCTAATGGTAACTTTAGTCCAGTAATTTATTCCAAGAAAGTTCAAAAGACTTTCCGTAAGAAGTCTGTAGTTGAAGATATTACTAATAACGATTATTTCGGTGAAATCTCCAACCATGGTGACTCTGTTAAGATTATTAAAGAACCTGAAATCACGGTAGCAAGCTATGCCCGTGGTCAGACTCTGACTAGTCAAGACATTCAAGATGATGACTTCAGCCTAATCATTGACCAAGCCAATGCTTATCAGTTCCAAATTGATGACATTGAAACTGCTCACTCTCACGTTAACTTCATGGACTTAGCCACTGATCGTGCCGCTTATTCCCTGAAGGACAAGTACGATAGTGAAGTTCTTGGTTACATGTCTGGTTTTGAACGTAACGCTGCTGATAACGCATGGATCGCCCGTAGTGCCGCTAACGGTACTAAGGCTGACTCTGCTGCGGGTGCTGACGAACTACTAGCCGCTAACAAGATGAACATAACTACTTGGGGCGGTTCTGCTGTTTCTGGTACTACAGGTGCTGCTGTTCACGCACTCACCTCTGTTCCTCTAGCGACAGGTGGTGGTTCCGGTGCTATCACTTCACCACTACAGTTGTTGAACCGTATCAACCGTCAGATGGACGTTTCTAACGTCGATTCCGATAACCGCTGGATTGTTCTTGATCCTATCGTTATCGAAATGCTGATGGATGAGGATTCTAAGCTAATGAACGCTGATTGGGGTGGCAATGGCCAGCTAATGAGTGGTTCTGAGCCTACCCAACTTCGTGGTTTCAAAGTGTACAAGTCCAACAACCTGCCTTACTTCGGTACAGGTGCAGATACCTCTGCTTCTGCTGGTTCTCGTACTAACTTTGGTGTTATCGTTGCAGGTCATGGTTCTGCCGTAGCTACAGCTCAGACTCTAGCTAAGACTGAATCTTTCCGTGCGCCAGACACCTTTGCTGACCGTGTACGTGGTATGCAGCTATATGGCCGTAAGATTTTACGTCCTAACGCTCTGTTCACAGCACACTACAACGTAGCATAGTCTCGTTGATCCAAGGGGGAGTGGTTTAGGCCATTCCCCTTTTATGCATTTTAGAGATTTATACGTATGTCCAGTTCTTTCTTAGACCTTACTAACAAAACACTTCGCAGACTAAATGAAGTTGAGATTTCACAATCTGATTTTGGTAGTGTGCGTGGCGTACAAGCATTAGCTAAGGATGCCGTGAAAGCTGCCGTAGCTAAGATTAACCAAGCTGAGTTTGAGTGGCCATTCAATGCCGCTGAACACACACAGACTTTAGTGTCAGGCCAAGAAGAATACTCATGGCCTACTTACTTTAAAACAGTAGATTGGAATAGTTTCCAACTACAACAAGATTCCAGCCTAGGTGCCGAATATACTCACCTAGACTACATGAGCCGTGACGAATGGTATGAAGACCATCGTGACGAAGATTATACAGCAGGATCAGCAGGGCGTACTCTTCCTACTAAGGTATTCCCCGGCCATGGCATGGGTTACGGAGTCACTCCTACCCCAGATGAAGCCTATACCCTCAAGTTCCGTTACTACATGAACTACGCTGACCTAGCCAATTATGATGATTTAAGTCGCATTCCTGAAGCATTTGAAGATGTAATTATAGATGGTGCTTTATATCACATGTACATGTTCCGAGATAACATGGAAGCTGCACAGTTAACCCAAGGTGCCTTCTTGCAAGGTGTCAAAGAAATGCAGTCTCTTCTTATCAATAAGTTTGCTAGCGTTACAGACACTAGGGTTAAGTATTAATGGCTGACAGCATTGAATCCCTCAAGGTCATCTGTGCTGGTGGCCTTAATAGTAATGAGAACCACCTAGAGCTTTCTGAAGCTACCCCCGGTGCTGCCACTCGTCTAGTTAACTATGAACCGTCCTTGTTTGGCGGTTATCGTCGTATTAACGGCTATGAATTATATGATAGCACTTACCCTGAAGTAGGGGATCACTCTTCTGTGACCAACACATCAGAAGGTAAGGTACTAGGCCTAGCTCTCTATCGGGATGATGCTACTGACTTAGATATTACAATAGCTTTTCGTAAGGATGCTAATAGCAATTCCTACAGCGCATATAAGTACGTTAAGTATGTGGGTTGGGTGAAGTATACCTTCGACCATTCCATTACACGCCCCTATACTAATAGCGCAAACATATCAGTACATAAAATACGCTACGCTACATTCAACTTCGGTGACGGTAATAAGATTATCTTTGTAGACGGTGTTAACCCTGCAATGATCTTTGATGGTACTGAATGGAATGAGGTTACGGTTGCAGGCACAGGTCATGATACTACTACTTCGACCACCAGCCCCGGAGGGAACCAAGCCCTAGACGCACCTTCACTAGTGGATGTATTTGAAAACCACATCTTCTTAGGGGGTGACAGACTATACCAAGCTACTGTAGCTCACTCTGCCCCTTTGGCGGCACATGACTTCCTAGTAGCTAATGGCGCTGGGCAATTATCAGTAGGTTTTGATGTAGTTCAGTTTAAACCTTTCCGTGATGATCTATTCATCTTTGGCGGTAATGGTATCAAGAAGGCTACAGCAGATACTACAGCAGGTTTTGTTATTGCCCCAGTAACAGCTAACGTAGGCTGTATAGCTAGAGACTCCGTACTAGAAATTGGTGGTGACTTAGTATTCTTAGCACCAGATGGTATTCGCCCTGTGGCAGGTACAAGTCGAATTGGTGACGTAGAATTAGAGACTATCTCTAAACCTATCCAACAATTACTGACTGACTTACCCATAGACTACAACCTAGATAATTTAAATGGTGTAGTCATTCGTTCCAAGTCTCAACTACGTTACTTCATTGGTGATGACGATGATGCTGATGCAGTAGATAGTTTTGGTATCATAGGCGGCTTGCGTAGCGCAGACCAAAAGTTAGGTTGGGAGTTCGGTGAACTTCTAGGACTTCGGGCTAGCTGCTGTACTTCAGGATATATAGGCCGCTTTGAGTACATCTTGCATGGTGATTATGACGGTAAAGTCTACCGCCAAGAGCAAGGCACTACATTCAATGGTAATGATATATTAGCCGTATATGGCACACCTTACTACGATTTTGGGGATACCCAAGTACGTAAGATCATGAGGGAGGTTCACACCTTCATCCGGGCAGAAGGCCCATTAACATTAAACCTAGCAGTTGGTTACGATTGGAAAGATGCTAACACGGCTACCCCAGCGGATTATTCTGCTAGCAGTGAAGGCGCTCCCGTTACCTACAAAGGTCGCAACATCACATATGGCGGCACCAATATTAAATATGGTGGTAGCTCTAAACCCATAATGACAACCGCAATTCAAGGTTCAGGGTATTCTACCCAACTTACTTACGTGTCTTACGGGGATTTCTACCCTTATTCTATTCAAGGCATGGTTTTTGAATTTTCAGTTGCAGGAAGACGATAAATGACAGGTTATACTAGACAATCCGTAGCATCCATCATTAACGGTGAAGACGTAACTGCTCCACCGTTGAATGCCGAATTCAACCAACTCCAATCTGCCTTCAACGGCACCACAGGTCATGGGCACGATGGCTCGACAGGTGGTGGCCCTAAGATCGCTCTAGGTACATCTGTATCTGGGTATCTCCCGTCTTTGCACGGTGGTACAGGCGGCCTAAACAATATGGCAGCTACTACAGCTCCTACCTCTACTAGTGACACATCTAGTGGGTATGCCCCCGGTTCCACATGGCTGGATGCTACAACAGGTCGTTTCTACCTTTGTGTAGTCAGCACAGCTAATAACGCAATCTGGACTGAACTGGCGGCTGTACAAGAAGCTAACCGTATCGTACCGCACACTAATGATACAGTGAGCTTAGGTACCTCTACATATAAGTTTAAGAATGGTTACTTCACAGGGACACTTACAGCCCCTAACGTAACTGCAACTTCTGCTCTAAGCTCCACAGGTACGCTCACAGTTACAGGTGCTACTACCCTTGCAACAGTACAGGGTACTACCATAACAGCCTCTACAGGCTTTGTAGGAGGTTTAACGGGTGATGTAGTAGGTAATGTGACGGGTAATCTGACAGGTAACGTCACAGGCAACCTAACGGGCAATGTGACAGGTAATGTAACAGCAGGATCAGGAACTTCTACATTCAATAATGTGACAGTCAATGGCACACTTAATATGGATGGTAGCTCTTCTGCTACAATCACTAACCTGACTGACCCTTCCAATGCACAGGATGCCTCTACCAAGAATTACACAGATACTAAAGATGCTCTCAAGCTAAACCTAGCAGGCGGCACTATGTCTGGTGCGGTTGCTATGGGCAGTAATAAGATTACGGGATTGGGTACACCCACAGCTAATACCGATGCAGCTACTAAAGGCTACGTCGATCAGGAAGTAAGTGATGTAATCAACTCAGCACCGGGAGCTTTAGATACGCTAAATGAATTAGCTGCTGCCCTAGGTGATGACGCTAACTTCAGCACCACTATTACCAACTCTGTAGCCACTAAACTACCTAAAGCAGGTGGTACTATGTCTGGCAACATTGCGATGGGCACTAATAAGGTCACTGGCCTAGGTACTCCGTCAGATAGTGCTGATGCTACAAGTAAGACTTATGTAGATACAGCAGATGCTGCTAAAGTTTCTAAGTCTGGCGATACTATGTCAGGCAACCTTTCAATGAGTTCTAATAAGGTAACTGCATTAGCCAACCCTACAGCAAGTACGGATGCGGCTAATAAGAGTTACGTAGACAGCCAAGATGGTCTTAAAGTTACTAAGTCAGGTGATACCATGTCAGGTAACTTGGCTATGGGTTCTAACAAGATTACAGGGCTAGGAACACCTACAGCTAATACTGATGCAGCCAATAAGACATATGTAGACTCCATACTAGGTAGTTCTGCTGCTGCGTCTACTTCTGCTGCAAATGCGGCTACCTCAGAATCTAATGCTGCTTCTTCAGAGAGTAATGCGAGTGCTTCTGCGTCTAGTGCCTTATCATATAAAAACTCATCTTTTACGAATGCCTCCGCCGCTGCCAACTCAGCCGCCTCCGCTGCCAGTGCATTAGATAGTTTCGATGA